GACGGCGAGGCCCGACGCGATGGGGTACTGGCGGAAAACCTCCAGCGAGCCATTGTCGAGACGGCCAGTCACACGCAGACCGAAGGGAGCATTAAGGGAACCCATGGGTTCTCTCCTTCATCTACAGTTTCAGTTCTCGGCAGTTACCTGCCGAACGAGGTCTTGGTTGAACGCTCGGACTTCAGTACGGGCATTCTGGGGTCGGACTCTCGCATGAAGTTCCTGTCAACGGCGTCGATCTGGCTCTGAGCCATTTCGAGTTGACCGTCGACACGAGCCTGCACGTCCTCGATGGGAGCTTTGCAGAGCAGGAGGCCGCCGACTTCGATGTTGCCCTTAAAGCGGGAGTCAACATCGGACATGATTTGCAGCTCAGGGTGGTCTTCAGCCCGGACGGGCATATAACCTTCGCGGAACCGAGACGACACGTTGGTCATGTCTGCGTTACCCAGTGTGGAGGTGCGAATCCACCGGAACTTGTAGCCTTCCTGCGGATCGGGGGTAGGCAGCATGGACTGTCGCTTCCACGTTTTTTTGCGCGGACTCGTGTTTTCACGAGTTTCGAGGGTACGTGGGGTCCGGTCAGCCATTTTGCATATCCTTGAGCTTTTGCGCCGCGAACACCTTGAGAGGTACTCCAAGGCGCTTGGCGAGAGCGGCCTCAGAGGAGGTCAGCACGATCTTGCGTGGCGCTTTTGTGCTGCGAGCAGCCGGGGCGACCACGGGGCCAGCCTGTCGACGGGGTGCTTTTTCCTCAGTGGACCCGTCGGCAAACTTATCAGGAAACGTGCGGCGAACCGCATCGTCGATCTTAGAGTAATACATATCACTCTTAGGATCAATTCCTTGGGCTACGAGATCTTCGTGGACCCCCATAGCAAAGCCTGTCATGGCTTTATCTTTCATGAACCAAGGGTTTTTCTCGGCCCACTGCATGGCGCGCTCGTCCGGTTTTGCGGGAGCGGGCGCGGCGGGAGCCGCAGGAGTGGCCTGCGTAGCGGGCGTCGGAGCGCCACGGGGCCTGTAGTTGGACACGCGCTCGTGCTCGGTCTGAAGCTTGATGAGCTTCTCCTGAGCGGCCAGCACGGCGTCGGCGTCGCCAGCCTCGTATGCGGCCTTGTACTCGGATTTTGCCCGAGTCAGGTCGCTCTCCAGCCGCGCCTTGGTCTGGTTGACGAGGACGGACTCACCCTCGGCATATGCCCTGCGAAGCTCCTCGTTCTCCTTGCGGATTTTCTCGGCGTAGGAGATGGCCTCTTCGCGCAGGCGAACGGCCTCTTCCTTGGCGCGGCGCTCAGCGTGCTGGTCGAACTTCAGCTTGTTGATGCGCTTCTTGACGCTCTCGGAGTAGCCTTCGAGGTCGTCGTCATCGGCACCAGCCGACTTGGACTCCGTCTCGACTTCCGGCGCTTTCGGCTTGCCCTTGTCGGGCTCCGGAGTGTCGTCCTGAATCTCGATTTCCAGCTCGTCGTCGCCGTCGAGTTCGATCTCGATGTCGTCGTTCTTGTCGGTCATGCTCGGCTATACCCCCGTGGGTCTTCGACAACCGCCTCGACGGTGTCATCGTTGATCAGACGAAATTCCTTGCCCATCACCTTGAAGCGGGTGCCCGAATAGGACCGGAAAATCACGAAGTCGCCCTCTTTGCACCAAGGGCCACTCGGAAACTTGTTCGCGTCGGAATACGCTTCCGGGCCAGCCTTGACGACAAACCCGATCATGGAGGCCGTCTCTTCGGCCTTCTTCAGCGTGTCCGGCATGAACACGCCACCGTCGGTCTTCTCGCTGACTTCGGGGATGGCGATTAGGAGCCTGTATCCAGATGGCTCCGGCAGCTTCGCCATTAGCTGCTCGTCTTCGACTTTGTTAGCCGTGTACATGTTTTCTCCTGCAGTGATTGAGGCTCACAGCGCCTTGCGCAGATTGTCTGCGTGACAAAAAGAATTACAGCGGACGCCATCAGTCCGCAATAAATCTTTTCTCTAGCTCCTTAACGTTGTCGGTCATCCTCTCAAGAGCGATGTACTGCCCGTGTGCCCGGCAGTACTCGTCGTAGTTCTTGGCCCCACCAGAGGCCAAGTACTCCTTGATGTCTTCCTTCTGCTCTTCGATGCTGCGGTGCAGCAGTGCGAAAACGGTGCTCTCCATCACTCAGCCCCGCCCCGCTCCATCGGACCTCTGCGCTGCTGCAGGGTCTTTGCGGCCTCGATGGCCAGCTTCGTGCCTTCGGTTTGGGCTTTGACGTTCTCGCGGACGGCATCGGTGGCGAGTTTCGCCATGGTGTTGGCTGCCGATCGGTCGTTCTCGCTCTCGACGCGCTCTTGCTGGATGAAGAGGTTGCCCGCGCTGGTAGCCGCGTTGACCTGCAACTTCTTGTTTTCGATGTCGATTTTGTGGTCGAGCTCGCGCTCTTTGAGAGCAAGTTCGCGCTGCTGGATCACGGTCAGCGGGTCTTGCGCCTGCTGCTCGGCCTGCATCTGCTGAGCCTCGGCCATGTTCCGGTTGAACAGCTTCGCAGCGGCAGCGGCGACCATGCGCGACAGCTGGATCTCGACGTCTTCCGGCAGCGGCTCTCCCTCGGGAGGCAGCGGCACGCCAAGCTGCATCTCGATCTCCTTGCGGTACTTGTAGGCGACGTGCTCGGTGATGTGGGCCATGGCCGCACCCTGAATAGCCCCTGCGAACGGCGACTGGCCGACCATCTGGGCAATCTTCGGGTCCTGCATCGCCGCCATGTGGGCAGCAATGTGCGCGTCGTGGTCCTGATAGAGGAACGCCTTGACCGGAGTCTGCTGCAGCAGCGCCATGTTCTCGGCCACCGGGTCCATCGGCTTGATGTCTTCGGGCAGCTTGATGATGTCCGAGGCGTTCTGGATACCCAGTACCTCCAGCATCTGCTGGTGCAGCTTGCCCATGTCGTAGAGCTGAGGGGCCTGCTGAGCCAGCTGGAGAGCCGCCTGATACTGCACGATGCGCTGAGCCATGGTGGCTGCGTTCGGATCGGAGACAGGGATCACATCGACCCGCCCGTCGAAGTCCTGCCGACGGTTGAAGTCCCCATCCATCTCGTAGGCGTACTCTTCCGGCATGTAGTCGTGGATAATCCGCGCCAGAATGCGCAGTTCCTGCTTCATGGCGGCGTGGAGACGCGCCTGCACCCCAGACATGACCTTCAGCGAGCGCTCCATGAGGGCCAGCGTGGTGCCTACCGGCGCGTTCGCACTCATCGCCCCAACTTGGATGTCGGCCACGGAGCCGATGCGACGGCCCTCCTCCACCACGTTCCCAAGCAGCTGATAGAGGACGCCCGAGGGCTCCTTATACGGCAGTGGGAACATACCCTCTCGCAGCGTACCGGCGGTCACGTCGGCATCGCGCCACTCGCCCGGCATCAGCGGGGTGTTGTCACCCTTGATGCGAACGGTCTTCGACTTGAGCCCGGCAGGCAGGTTGGAGAGAGTGCCAGCGTCGATGAGCTGTCGCAGGATCGACGTGGCCGACTTCGCAAGGCCACCGATCAGATGGATCAGGCCCGTACCGTAGAACCCCATGCCCGGCAGGTACATGTAGTGGGTGAAATGCAGCAGTTTGCGCTTCTTGGTGTCGTCTTCGCGCCAATTCCTGCGGATTGCGAGAACTATACGCGATGTTTTGTCGATTGTGATGACGTAGGGCCGGGCGATGCCGTCTTCATCCTCGTAAGGCTCCGGCAGGTCAATATCGACGTGCATTTCGAGGATCGTGCGGCGCGGATCGTCCTCGATCACGGCCCCTTCGCCAGCCAGCTCGTTGTACTTCTCTTCGATGTCGGTCAGATCGCGCACTGCATCGGGCAGCTCGACGTCCCTGTAGAAGCCAACTGCCTGCAGATGGCGGACCTCGTTGTCCGTTTTCTTCATCACATGCGTGTAGCGCGGGCACGCCTGCAGGTTAGACGCGCCATAGGACACGACGAAGTCCTCAGCGGGCACGAAAATCGACGCCGGACGCTCGTAGATCGGGTCATAGTAGATCTTCTTGAACGAAGACCCCGCCAGCGGCAGCCGGAACAGCATCTGCTCCATCTCGTCGCGGTACTCGGGCATCTCCTCGGTGATGAGATAGTTCATCTCATCGAGCACCCTCTGGGCCTGCTCGACCTTCTCAGGCGTCAGTTTTCCCATGATTTTTGTGCGAACAGGGCCGCTGGCGGGCATCAGCTCGCCCATTGCCTGCGCTTGGAACCGCACGACAGCCTCGGTCAGCATCGGGTGGAACACACCGGAGGCCCCATCCCACGGCTGCGTCCGCTCCTCGATCTTCATGCCAAGCAGGTCAAGGCCCTTGATGTAGGCCGCAGCCCAGTCCTTGCGGCTCTCACGGTCTGACATGAACGAGTCGACGAGCTCCGAGGCCATGCTCTCCATGTCGGATTCTTCGAGCGCCTCGGCGAGGTTGTCCCCGAACTCGCCGCCCACATCCTCGTCGTCTTCGGTGTTGTCGTTTTCACCAAAGTCCACCGTGACCTCGCCGGTCTCCAGATCGACTTCGATGTCCGGCTCTTCTCCCCCGACGGCAAGAATGTCGACTTCGACATCCGGCTCTTCCATGCCCGGGCCGAGCTCGAACGGAGTCATGGGTTTTACGATAGCCATTGTGCATCCCCTGCAGGTCTGGTGCGGACTATAGCAGGAATATCGTGAGGGACGCTAGGTTTGAGTTGAAGAGCCGTGGCGCAGTCTGTTCAGCTTTTGACCATCAAGAAACCGCCTCGACAACGCGACAGTTTGTTGGCGTCCCTCTGCCACTTTCGTAGCCTGTCCGAGGGGTGATTCGCAAGGGCAAGAGAGTCATTTTTTCATGAAAAAGGCCCGCTGGAGGAGACAGCGGGCCTAGTCCAACAGGGAGGTAGAGTGGCGGAGAAAAAGGAGCAAACCCCCGCCAAGGAAGAAGATACCACTCCTCTTAGTAATACTCAACCCGGCGTCGGTAGACCGGCTCGTCGTCAGGCTCGTCAGTGGGCAGTCGGATGAACCCACCCTGCCGGAATCTCAGCAGCGCCATGACCGTGCTGTCCACCAAGTCGTCGTTTGACGCGAACGGGAAGCCTGCAACCTCTTCCACGAGCTCCTCCGCCCACCGTTTCGGCGGCACCCAGACCATTCCCGACGCGATGATGTCGGAAACAGAGTTCAGACGCGCCATCTTGTC